GGAATGACAATTTTATTATGGCAGTTCCTATGATGTTTTATAAATCAGCCAGATATAAAGGAAGAGGCAAGAGCATATTTGATGCCAAAATAGATAATTTTGATGCACTAGATGAGGCTTGGTCACAGTGGATGGATGCCTTAAGGAAAAACAGAACAAAGGAATACATTCCAGAAAATATGCTCCCAAGAAATCCGTACACAGGAAAGGTTTTAAAGCCCAATGCCTTTGATAATGCTTATATAAGTACAGAGGCAAGTATGAAAGAGGGACAAACTAATAAAATAGACCTAGTACAGGGGAATATTCCCCACGAAAGCTACCTTGCAACATATATAACAGCATTAGATCTCTGTTTACAAGGTATTATGAGTCCATCAACGCTGGGTATAGATGTTAAGAAGCTGGATAATGCGGAAGCACAGAGAGAAAAGGAAAAAGCAACATTATATAGCAGAAATAACATTGTAGGACAGTTGCAGAAGGTGCTTCCAAAGCTTGTAGATATAGTATTTAAGGCTATGGATACATTTCATAAGACACCAATTAAGGATATAGATATTGATGTGACATTTGGCGAGTATGCGAATCCTAGTTTTGAGAGCCAGGTTGAGACAGTCAGCAAGGCTAAGCAGGGCGGTATTATGAGCATAGAGGCATCTGTTGATGAGCTGTATGGAGATACCAAGGATGATGAATGGAAGCAGGAAGAGATTGCAAGGCTTAAGGCTGAACAGGGTATATCTGATATGGAAGAGCCGGCACTTAATATGCAGGCAGATGACTTCACAGTTGATGGCGCTGATAACAGTTTCACAGGTTTTGATAACAAGTGAGGTAACTTATGGCACTTAACACAGATTATGACATAGAGAAAGCCTTTAGAGCTATAGAAGATGAGCTGATAGCTTCAATGATACGGAATCTTGACGGCCACAGGGCAGAAGAGACTAAAGAGGGATTTAACTGGACACAATGGCAGGTGGAACAGATAAAGGCGTTGGAGAGATATAAGGCTGAAAACAAAAAGAAGTTTAAAAAGTCATTCAGTAATATCAATGATTCGATAGATGCAATGATATACGCTGCCAGGCAGGCAGGCGGTACAGAGCAGGAACAGAAGATATTAAGGGCAATTAAAAAAGGGCTTAAAGCATCCAAAGTGTCACAGGGCACTGAGGGTGCTTTTTTTAAATTAAATACCAGGAAGTTAGATGCACTTATAAAAGCCACAAAGGCGGATTTTACTAGAGCTGAACATTCTATGTTAAGAATGTCGGAGGATAAATACCGGCAGATAATATTCAATGCTCAGGTGTATGCGAATACGGGTGCAGGAACATATGAGAAAGCAGTTGATATGGCTACAAGAGATTTTCTTAAAGCTGGTATTAACTGTATTGAATATGCGAATGGCAGCAGGCATACAGTAAAAGATTATGCCAGAATGGCTATTCAGACAGCCAGCAAGCGTGCATATCTAACTGGAGAGGGAGAAATGAGACAGTCTTGGGGAATTAGTACAGTTATTATGAATAAGCGTGCTAATGCCTGTCCTAAGTGCCTTCCATTTGTTGGAAAGGTGCTGATAGATGATGTGTGGAGTGGAGGTGATGCAAGTGATGGTAATTATCCGTTAATGTCTTCGGCAATAGCAGCGGGTCTTTACCATCCTTGACGACCTAATTGCAAAGACGTACATACAACATATTTCCCTGAGCTGGATGAAGAGCCAGACAGTAAGTTTACCAAGGAAGAGTTAGAAAAGGTCAATGAAGATTACAAGCAGGATCAGAAGCAGCAATATGCAGGCAGGATGGTTGAGAAGTTTGACAGGTTGGCTAAGTACTCATTAGACCCGGATAATCAGAAAATGTATGCGGCTAGAAAGGAACAGTGGGAGCAAAGTATATTATTTAATGGTAGTTCTGAAAAACATATTGAGGAATTACATAAGAATGATATAATGAATTTATCAGATAAAGAATTACAAGCAGTTACACAATATAAGAGCTTTGAAGCATATATTATAAATGATGTTTTAAGAAATGCAAATGATTTATCAAATTTAAAATCAGAACATAAACAACTTGTAAACAATTTAGATGCAGCACTGTCAAAAATATCAAAATTCAATGGGGATTTAATAAGAACTGTTGATTTTTCTGACAGGAAGGATGAGCAAGATAGAATTAAAGAATTTGTAAGTGAATATGTTGAAGGAACAATAATAACAATTAAACAATACTGGAGTACATCAAAGACAGAAGGATATAATGATTTAGCAAAAATAAAAATTTATATACAAAATACAAAAAATGGGCGAGATATAAGTTCTATTGGCTTAAATGAAAATGAAGTCCTTTATGAGCGAAATAGTAAATTTAAAGTTATTTCAAAAATATTAGTCGGGGAGATTTGGCATATTCTTTTAGAGGAGGCGGATTAAATGAAGTTAACAGCAAGAGAATGGCTTTTACTACCAGAAGCAGAGCAAATGCAAAGAGGAAAAGAACTTTCTCCAGAAGAATGTTTTAAACTTAGGATGGAACTTAGTGAAGTTAATTTTACGGAGGAGGAAAAACAAAAATTAACAAAAGAAGAACGTGAGAGATTTATAAATCCACCGAAGAGAACTGATGAGGAAATAGAAAAAAATAATAGAACAACATTTAAAGTTTTACAGAATTGGAAAATTTTACCTAAAGATATAACATTTGAAGAATGGATAAAAGCAGGTAAACCTCTTAATTATTAATATAGGTGTATTTATATATCAAGTGACGCACTTGGTATAAATGAATATAATGTGGGTAAGATAAGTGATTATGCAGAAATTAAGTATTTACGAGAAAGATATGATAAAGTTGAAGCAGAATATATTACGTTAATAAAAAGAAATGGAGGTAAATTATGCCAGTAAAATATCCAGAAGCCACAGCTGGCTCAATGAATATATGAATGTAGATGAACTTATAGAGCACGGCGCCCTCATCTGGGAAGCTCATTGGAATAATGATGGAAAGATATGTGAAGATAAATTTGCTATATCACAGGAAAGCAGTGATTATTATCTTAATGATGGGACAAGGGTAGATTTTGACATTATGCGTGATGACGTCTTTGACAGACTTATAAAAGCAAATGAATATGATCACAGAGATGACATTGATGGCAATGATAATTCAATCTCAGATAATAATGCTGAAACTGATGTAGTTGATACAGAGCAGTTACAGTATCAGATTGGAGATTGCGTTGAGTATAATACAATATATGCTTCATCAACATCAGAATCCGGACTTACACCATCAGAGGGATTTAATAGTGGAACAATTACAAGGGTTATTCCTTGGGCGGTCAATCCTTACTTAATAAATAATGGAACAGGTTGGGTCAACGATTGCTGTATTATATCAAGCGACAATTCAAATGATGAAGGCTGCGATAATGCAGATATAAAAGTTGGTGATAAAGTAAGAGTTATTCTTAATGTCGATTATGACACTGACCGAGCATTTAACCTTTACTATGATGAATATGATGTTATTCAGATTAATGGTGATCGTGCAGTAATTGGTATTGGTAATACAGTAACAAGTGCAATTAATATCCGTAACATTGAAAGAGTTTAATATTATAATGTGATAAGAATTCTATAAAATAAGGTAGAAACTCCTACTCATCCATTTCTGTTTCTATCAGTTCCCTGCTGGCATATAAAAACACACGCATTATGCGCATAAAATATTGACATTATGCGTATAATGTGTATAATATAATTATAGATAAGATACCAAGGAAGGAGATGAGTTGATGACTGTCAGAGAGCTTGATAAGCTTATAAGAAATGACGGTTGGTATCTCGTTAAGCAAGTTGGTTCGCATATGCAGTATAAGCATCCAACTAAAGCAGGAAAAGTAACGATACCTAACCATAGAGGAGATGTCGATATACGAACGGCTAACTCAGTACTTAAGCAGGCAGGACTTAAATAGTCCTGCACAGCTTATAATAATGGTTAGAGAATATAGATTATAGAAAGAAGGTTGTTAATTATGAAACTAGTATATCCAGCAGTTTTTACACCTTGTATAGAAAAAGAAGGTTACACAGTAGAAGTTCCAGACCTTCCAGGATGTGTTACAGAAGGAAAAGACTTAGTAGATGCTATTGAAATGGGAGTAGATGCGGCTAGTGGTTGGGTACTAGGTGAATTAGAAGAAGGAAATAATATTCCAGCTCCATCATTACGGAAGGAAAATATAAAACTTGAAGACCCAGAAAGCTTTGTAAGTATGCTTGTATTAGATATGGATGCTTATGCTGAAAAGTATGGTGATAAAACAGTAAGAAAAAATATAACCATACCAGCTTGGTTAAACACATATGGAGAAAAGAATAATATTAATTTTTCACGTGTTCTTCAAGATGCACTTTTAAAAAGAGCAAGTAACTAAATATGTGAAAAACAGTGTACAATAATACAAGAATTAGTGTGTAAGTAACAGGTAACTTACAAATAGGGCTTTAACCCTGATAAATAGCGGGTTCACAGTTTCTGTACAGCAGGCTGCTGATGAAGGTAAGTTCTAATAGAAAGCTAGCATTTATGCTGTTTAGAGAGCTTTTAGAGAAATCTAAAGGCTCTCTTTTTGATATTCATTGTGGGATGTGGACATCGATAAATGATTAAATGTCCACATCTTTTTTATTAAATAAATGTCTTGTCTTGCTAATGAAAATGTAGTATATTAACAATAGTTTCTTGAACGACAACTAAATATTTTTGCGTGATAAGCAGCTTATAATGGAATGTGTGCTGCTTTTATCAGATGAATGGAGGAATTGTTATGAAGAGTATATATTTGCTCAAAGAAGATTTTAAGAATTTTCCAATAGGAGAGTTCCCATATGATAAGAATCATTCTGCAATGGGAGAGTATCATTTTGTGCAATATCCAGGGTATTATGGAAAATGGTATGACCCAGTGTGTAATTACAGATATAACGGACAGGGTGCTTCATGGGTTATTACGGAGTATTGTGGGAAGCATTATATGGAGCAGATGAGACTTCATAATACAGAGCCACATAGAACTTTTCCGACACTTGAAACAGGGGACAGATTTTGGAAAGATTATGATATAGAGGCAAGTGTCAGAATGTTTAACACTAAATGGGGAAATGCCGGTATTGGTTTTTGTGCACAGAATTCTCTTAATATGCTTGTATTTATGTTTGAAGATAAGCAGGTAAAGCTTGTTTACCGCCATAAAGAAAATGTTGAAGAGCTTGAAAGTAAAGCATTTGATTATAATAGTGACGATACATATATATTAAATGTAAGTGTTAACGGCAGTCATGTTGAGTGCTATGTTAATGGCACTAAATATATAGATATTGATACAGTTTATGCTGTACAGGGAGGAAAGGCAGCAATTACGGCTACTATACCAGCGGCATTTGGCTACATTAATGTCAATGTAGATGAAAAGACAGATGAAAGAATTAAAGCTAAGAGGGAAGAATACAGTAATAAATGCACAGAAGCACAGAGCAGATATCCAAAGATGAAGCTTGTTAAGAAGATAGACCTTAAAGGCTGTGGAACAGGAAGACAGGTACGTTTCGGACACCTGCTTGGTAATGGAGAGTATCAGATGGTGCTTGCCCAGTGTCAGAAAAGAGTCAACAGAGATGCATATGGAACTATAAGCTGTCTTACAGCTATGGATTTGGATGGTAATATATTATGGCAGTATGGTGAACCTACAGATAATATGGAGATAGGAAATATATCTGCTGATATGCCAATGCAGATATATGATATTGATGGTGATGGATACGATGAGGTTATAACTGCCAAGAATTTCGAGGTGCTTATACTTGACGGAAAGACAGGAAATGTTAAGAAAAGAGCAAAGACACCATTATCGACAATGGAAGAAGATGGCACAATTATAGGTGTTCCTGATGGAGAATATGCATTTGACAGAATTAACCCTGATGGAATGAGGATATGCAATTTCAGAGGACTTGACAAGCCAAGGGATATTCTTATTAAGGACAGATATTGCAGGGTATATGCGTTAAATGATGACCTTGAAGTTATGTGGCATTTTCAGAGTGATAAGAATACAGGACATTTTCCATTTGCAATTGACATTAATGGTGATGGCTATGATGAACTGCTGGTTGGATATAATATGCTTGATTGTAATGGAAAGAAAATGTGGACTATGCCGTTTAAGGTAGACCACATTGATGAAATTGTACCAGGAAGATTTGAAACAGGTCCTAATAAAGGGAAAAAATTCTTTGCGTGTGTTGCAGGTACACAAGGTTTTATTCTTTGTGACTTTGAAGGTAATATTTTAAAACAGGACGGAATTGGACACGCACAGAGAGTGAGTCTTGCTAATTACTGTCCGGATAAAGAAGGATATGAGATGGCTGTAGTTAATTTCTGGGGACATCAGGGCATTATATATTTCTACGACAGTGAAGGCAATGATATGTGGGAAATGGAGAATGAGCTTAATGGTAATCTTCTTACACCGGTTAACTGGACAGGTGATGGACAGGATTTCATACTTCTTAATGCAGATGTTAAGAGAGGTGGAATGATAGATGGTAATGGAATACAGGTTGTAAAGTTCCCTGATGACGGACACCCAACTCTTTGCACGGAGGCGGTTAATCTTTTAGGTGATGCAAGAGATGAAATTGTAACGTGGGATTATAATTATATGTATATATACACGCAGGATGATGAGCCGATGGAAAATGCTTACAAGCCATATAAGTATCCGGACTACAATGCTTCCAATTACAGAGGTGAGTATTCATATAGGAAAATATTCTGGTAAAAAGATGATAAATAAACAAGATATCATATATTGATTATAATAGCTGATAGAATATTAATGATGTAAGGGTTAAAAGAAATTTTAACACTTATTGCGGTGTTCGGATTGCTGCATTGCTATGTA